GCACCATATGCCAAATATGATGAAGCAGTGAGCCAGTGCTCATAGTGCTTATCATTTCCGTATGGTTTTCCAAAATTGTCCAATAAGTCTTTTTCCGAACCAACGAGAGTTGGAAGATCAACGGGACCTTGTGCAAAAGGTGCGACAAGACCGCCAATCTTTTCGGATGATGGATCAACTCTTCCTACTGTAAGGTCTACTTCCCTTACCTTGATCCCAGGAGATGCTAAATTTATTGGCATCTTGTTTGTCCTCGCAATCCAAATTTATCTAAAAATATTTAGGAAAAGGGGCATTTTCAGTGGGGAAACGATGCGTGAACAAACTTACCAGTCAGGATATTCCCACCTATCAAATATTGTGGTAGTCATCCTACTGACAACTACCCTTTTTTTAGTACAATCTTTACACTCATATGAGTATGAAGATGCGAGAGTTCTATCTCTTCTGGTTTTGTAAAAATCATTTAACAAGTTCTTTACTTTACCACATACCCTACACTTTCTTTCAAGAAATAATAAATGTTCTAATTCTATTTCATCATCAAAAGTCATTACTTATAATCCCACATATATGATATATCTCCATATTCATCAGTATACCATCTATCACCAGCACTATCTACAAAAGTTGTTTCGTCATTGAATCCATCAGAAATAAATCCGAATGGTGCCATATCTTGTTCTATCTGGTCTTTTTGTTCTTCATAGATTCTCTTACGAACATCATTTTCAGTCATCTCTTTGAAGTAGTCTTGTGCAACTAACCAAGCAAAAAGAACAAGACACATTGCAAGGTCATCATTACAACCTTCTTCTGCTTCAAAGGAGTTATGCTTCTGAGCAAAAGTAGTCAGTTCTGAAATGATTTCATAATCGAGAGTAAGTAACTTGTATTCTTCAATAAGAGTTTTTAAGTTTGAGCATCCAAGTTTTTTTACGGCAGATGTTGTTCTAACACCGAGTTGTGTTTTGCTTCCAGAAAATCCTTGACCAACAACCTGTCCATTTCTTCCTCTCATTGAGGACATAAGAATATTTTCATATTCTAAATCATAATGAAGAATACTTGCTACCTGATCTCCAATATCATTAACTTCTACCAATAACCAAGCATTATTATACCCTTTTGCCACATCCAAAATAATATTTGGAAACAGCATTGGTTTGATTTCGTTATTCCTATACTTTGCTACGCACTTATATGGAAATTCTGTAATATCGAAAACGATAAATGCAGAGTAATCATTTCCCAATCCACGAGCAACGTCTACAGTAATAAGGTAGTTGTGTCCTTTTTGATTTTCTTCATAGACATCTAAACCTGCGTTTCTTTGTATTGGATTTTCATATATTAAATTTTTGAGAATAGTTGGATTTATGAGTGTATTTACAGAACCTAAAAACTCACACTCAAACTCAACACGGAACTGTTGTTCTGAAGTGTTTGCAATCGTCTGTTCTTTCCATACTTCATCTCTTCCTGGTACTTCAGACCAGTGAACATCAGTTGGTACATATTCATTTTTATTTCTCTCCGCATCGTGCCACATACGGTAGAAATGATTCATACCGTGTGGTGTGGATACGATGATTACTTTGGTGTTTTTACCAGAAGTAATAGTAGGATAAACAGATGCAAAGAACGAGTCAGCAACGTGATTTGGGACGAACGCGAACTCGTCGAGAAAGAGGATGTTGAACGACATACCTCTGACAGCACTTGCAGACGTAGAAGCTGCCAGTATCTTACTGCCATTTTCCAACTCCATTGAACCTTTGTTCCATGACAGAATACCCTGTTGCATCCATTTAGGCAAGTTTTCATATGCAGTCTGTAACCTACTGAGAAGTTCTCTAGCGGTTGCTGCCTTGTTTGCCAGAATACCAATGTTTACGCTATCATTGAATACAGCATAATGCAAAAGATAAGATACGACTGTAGTGGATTTGCCAGTCTGTCGAGGCATCTTACAGATATTGAATCTGTTATTATGAAAGTTATGAATTAGTTTCTCTTGGAAATCATATGGGTGAAACTGTGTCAGACCCTCATCAAGAGAAACGATCTTAATATAGTTATTGGCAAAGTAGACTGGATCTTCTTTACATTTAAGGAACTCAATGATTTGTTCCTCTGTAAACTCAATTTGTGTATTTGCCTTCTTAAGGTTTGGGTTCCCCAAATAGACCTCAGACATAATAAAACTCCTATATTAAGTCAAATCGTAGAAAGAAAGTGCCCCCGTTATGTCTGCAGCACCACTCAATGATCTTGCTGCTAATGTGTATATATCACTAACTCCTGCTTGTGTTGTTCCCAACTGCAAGTCCCAATTATATCCTTGTTCTGCCGTAATAATACCACCTGCTTGGTTTGAACCATAAACATAACGCAAATCAACAATAGTCCCACCCGTCATTGTGGATGCGGTAATATCATATTGTACGTTCTGATTATTGTTAGAATTTGGAATCGTTGTAAATGCGGCACCAGTCAATGTGCCATTTTTAATAAGTGCAATTTCATAAGATGCATTGTTGTTTAATGGAAATGCTAAAATTTGTTGGGGAATCACAACAGCAAATTCTCTTCCTGATTTCAATCTGATTGATACTAAAGGTTCAAATGAAGTTCCAACCTCTGTCCCTGATGTTCTTCTTGCTATAATTTCTCCAACTTTCTTTTCATATCCTCCATTAGATAATACCGAAGCACAAATTTGTTTCATCGTTGATGATGATGTTGTAATTCCGGTATTAAAAATTTCATATCGAACTGGAAGAGTCGCGGTTCTCATATAAACACTATCAATTCTATTGGAATGATCAAATTGATGTGCGGTTATAAAATTTCCATCAATAGCAAATCCAACCTTTACAGAACCAACTCCCAACCACTCATATTCTGTAAATAAAATCTGTGCTTTTGTTAAATCTAATTGATATCCACTTGGATTATCGGTACTAATTCCAGTTCCATCTAATCTATCAACATTCCATTGTGATTGTGGAATTCTTACAGTTGTTCCTACACCGGAAATGGACGTTCTTTTAATAATATTAATTTGAGAGTCTACTTGCTCTAAGAATATACCATTATCGGAAGAACCATAACCTACTACCTGAGTTAAATTCTCTTTTGGTGAACTAAAAACGAAAGTTTGAAGAACTTGTAATGACTTTCCTGGTTGATATGGAAATACCCTTTTACTTTGTCTGATTAAACTACATCCTGCCGTTGTTCCTATTCCTAAAGTTACAGAACTCTGTGATGTTACAAATCCAACTGTAGATCCAGTTCCTACAACAACATCACTAAAGTCTTCATTTGCTTCGTAAATGTGAGAAGAATCAAAAAGAGTAATTGGATTTGATACCTTTACTCTTCCAAATAAATCCGTACCAAAAGATCCAGAACCTCCAGCAAAAGAACCTGATGCTGAAGAATCGCAGTCACAAATATTTCCAAACCTATCTGCTCGCATGAACACTTCATGAAGTGTTCTTTCTTGATTTAGATAATCCTGTGTATTTTTATTCCACTGTGCCATCAGTCACTCCACGATAATCTTTCTGGTTGATATCTCTGTGCGTTTTTGATTCTTGAGTTATTTACCTGACCAGGATAAATGTTATGAACGATTGCACCAGGATATTCTCCCTGTATCTGTTCTGCAAGTTCGTTCTTAGAAAGCATTTTGCCTTCTACTTCTAAACGGTAAAGTTTACCTTCCCACATAACATCAGCAAAGAAAGATTCTTGTGCAGGTTCTGGTTGAGAACCCCCTACGTTGAGAGTTCCATTGAAGTCACCGTTGATGGTGATACTTTCTGAGAGAAATTGTTGAAAACTTTTCATTGATCAGCACTTCCAGCGACGACGGGCTTTGCAAACGGGTTTGTCTGGGGTCTTGGAGCAATCAATGTTATGCATATCTTGTTGACCCTTAGATCTTGCACAGAAAGACTTTCTGCGTTTGGCATCTTTACTTCCTGGTTTTGGATCACCAGTTACGGCAGTCTTCAACTTAGAACCAGGATTCTCACGACGATATGCCTTAACTGCTGCAGGACTCATACCATCAGTCTTATCGGATTTATTGACCTTTTGCCAATCCTCATCAAGTTCTGCTCTCCAATCAGAAAACTCTTCTTTTTTAACTTTTACTTTTTTAGAATCTCCAGTTCTAAACTTACCAAATGGAGTTGGAAGTTGTTCTCCATATTCTCCAGTTTTCTTTTCAACTTTGTCATTGGGATCTACATCACCATCAACATCATAATCAATTCTTGTTGATGCTTTTTTTGAAAGTTTCTTGAGATTACCTCCACCAATTTTTGATTCTAAATCAGATTTTGTTGGTGTGTGCTTTGCCCCATTAATTTCATTTTCCTCTTTCTTCACACAGTTATTATAGGTCTTACCGAACATTTTTTTAGTTCCCTTTTTCTCATATCCCTTCCAACACTTTTGACCTTCATCAATCTGTTCACCTTTTAGTGGTTCTGGTTTGATAAGATCAACAAACTCATATTCAGTTGCCTTGAAGTCTTCTCTCCAGTTTGAGAAATCGTAACTCTCAGACTTATTTCCCCAGTTATCGGCACCAACCTTACGGCACTTCACAAGTGCTCCAGAGGCATATGCAGAAGGCCAAACGGAATAACGTGACTTCACTTTATGATAACAGGCATCCTTTTTACCACTACCTTTACCTGGTTTGTCTTTTGCCTCTGTTACTTCTACTTCTTCTTTCTTCATTTTTTTCTTTGGGTCTGTAGAAACGTAAGTTGGTTTTGCAGCACCAGATTTTTGTTGCTGTCCCGGATCTGCTGCCTTTTTTCTTCTTTGAGCAGAAAGTCTCTCTGCCTTACTCATACTTGCTCTTTTTGCTGAAGAAACGCACTTTGGTGTTCCTTCACCAGGTTCATCACTTGCACAGGTTCCACCTGTAACAACATTAACCCAACCACTTTTGCCATCTTTTGACTTGGATTTACCAAACCAATCACGAAGTCCCTCTTCTTTGACAGTCTCTTCGTTGGTTACATAATCTGCTGCGGTATCAATATAATCTGCTGCTTTGGTAATTTTTGATTGAACCCATGCTTGCAGATTACCCTCACCTTTTTTACCCATCTTCTTTTGAAGACGTTTGGCAGCATTAGTAACGGTTTTCAATTC